GCTGCGAATAGGTGTATTTGTTGCCGACGATGACGCCGCGATAGGTGCAAGTGACGGCCATCACGTTGCCGGGCTCCCGCTTGGCTTGCGCTTCGTAAAGTTTTAACGCCGGGTATGCCGGATGCGGTGAAAGCGGATTCGGAATACTGGACAGCGTAAATCCCGCCGATGTCACCTTGTATGTGAGCACCGCCTCTCCGCTGCCGTCCGGTCCCTGCCTTACGTCGTCGCCGTCCGGCTGATACTGAGCTGTAAATGTTCCGATCTGAATGGCTGGCATGGCTTTACTTTTTCATTTTGTCCTGACCTTGCTTTTCGATTGCCTTGGTTTGCGCCTTGATAAGCTCGTTTGTAAATTCCTGCTGTCGAATCATCTTGATCTGGTTCCGCGCCTCGATTGTCATGCCCTGCACCATGTAGCCTCCGCCGCCGCCGACCTTAGCCATGCTTGACGCAATCACCTTATAGGGGTCTCCCCCCTCGGTCATAATCTTGACCTTGGATTGATCGCCAGCGCCTACTTTGAGAAATTCCTCGCCGGTTTTTTTGGCGGCGGCTGTCAGTTGGGCAAGCTCTTTTCGCGCTTCCTCGGTCGGTGTGGTAAGTCCTTTGATGAATCCGCCAATGCCTCCGACAAGACCGCTTTCCCTCTCTAAGCCTGACGCCCCCTTTCCAATCAGCTTGTTCCCCAATCGTGCGGACAAAGCGGATTCCGCCGACAACTGAGACTTGCGCTCGTCGGACATCAGCGGAATACCCGCAACGGTAATTCCATTCAACGCCGTCGCGATTGAGCTTTTCAAGGTCGCGCCGATTAACTCGGCGATGCCTTTGAATATCAGCACGATATTGTCAAATATCTTGGAATTGAATTTGAACTGCTGCAACTTTTCAATTAGCGATGCCAACGCATTGACAAGCCAGTTATAGGCGTCCATGAAGCCCACCTTTAGCGCAAGTCCAAGTGTTTTGCCGATTTCGTCGTTTTTGTAGAGTCCGATGAGCAGCGCGGCGGCTTTGCTGATATTGTCGCCAAACTTTGCGCCCATTCCGGCAAGGTCAATTTCGTCCAGCATCCGCAAAAGGGCCAGCAACGGGACGGTAAATTTCGCCGTCATCGCAAGGAAGAAAGTTTGCAGCTTGCTCCCGACGCTCTGAATAATCTCAAACACCTTGGACAGCTTCTCCGCGCTGGTGCTTAGAATGTTGGCCTGCGAGCCGTAGCTGGCAGTCGCGTTTTGCAGCGCCTTGGCGTAATCGTCCGAGCCTTTGAACAGCGTTGACAGCGGACGTCCAGCTTCGACTAACTGATTGATCTGACCGCGTGCTTCCTCAGCGCCTAGTCCGGCGTTTTCAAGCGCCTTCTGCGCGATAAGCAGCTTGCCGGGGTCCATCGCGCCGATGCGTTGGCTGGCGTGAAAAACCTCGTCTCCAAACTTGATCGCGCCCTCGATGCCCTCTTTCCAGAATTGCACGGTCTTGAACGCTGCGAACGCTCCGGCCAAACCGACAAGGGCTTTCTTGGCCGTGGAGATAGCCTTGTCGAATCCAGCGATGTTCAGCTCAAGAAAGCCCGTGGCTGTTGCGGTGGATGCCATATTAGAAAATGCTCGTCACTTGCGCGGCCAGCTTTTGCAGCTTGCCCTTGAACTTGCTGCCAACCGTATCGGCGGCGCGGCCCGCTACGTTCTTTCTGCTTTCCACGATGCCCGCATATTTCACCGGATCGCTGATATGAATCCGAATGCGTGTGCCGGTGTTTTCAACGCGGTCAATCTTCCATCCGCGCGCGAACGTGCCGCGCGCACGGATACGGCGCATAATCTCTTGCAATGGCGTCTTGCCTTTCTTGCGTCGGAGTTTTCCTTTCAACCTCCGATACACTTCCCACAAATCATCCTTTGAAGGCGCTACCTCCCACCCGAGCTTTCGAGTTAGGCGCAAAAAGAAGTTGCCCTGCTGAACAGCGAGGTCTTTCCCTTTGTCCTTAGCGGCTTGCTGCATCCGGTCCATTGCCTGCGTAAGTCCAGACGGGTCAAAGCGCATTACGCATGGCCTCCATTTCCTCGTTGATCTGCGCCGGCTCCGTTGCAATGGAGTGCATACGCATCAACGCGTGGTGATAGGCGTTGCCACGGCAGAGCGGAAGCTCCCACAGGATAAAGTGCTCGTCCCATCTGAAATACCGTGCCAACGTTGCCACATAGGCCGCGCACGGTGGCGGCTCTAGAAGTTTGGGTCAGGTGCAAGGCTGGCATCCTCCAATGGTTGCGCTTTGTCGGCTTCGCTGTTTTCGAGCAAAGCGCGGATAAGTTCGGCGGCGGTTTCCACGTCATCGGGACCGTATTTCACCTGGTCCATCCATCGGTTCACAGCAACGTCAAATGCCTCGGGTTTTCGACGCGCTCGGATTAGCTCATTCTCCGGGCAAATGGTGCCGTAAATGAAGGTCGGAATGTCGGTGAATGTCGGAGCCGCCGGGTTTGCGAGCAGGCCAAGAATGGATGCCTTTCGCGCGTAGCTGAGAGGCTGAATTTCAATTCCTTTGAACTCAAAGGTTTTCAGGAAGTTGTCGTTTGGGTCTTTCATAGGTCAGAGCATGGCTTTCATTTTTGCGCGCAGTCCGGCGCTGGCGTGTTCGCCGATTAGGACAGTTTTGTTTCCGGCGGTCAGGATTTGCATGGGCTTTACGTCCTTTCGAATCCAGTTGAGCAGCACCTCGCGATTTTCAAGCGCGCCTTTCATCCAGTAGAGCGGATGCTCCTTGTCGAGTTTGAAATCTGCCCATTCTCGCGCCGCTTTGTATGCTTCGATCAACTGCTTGGCTTTGTCGCGCAAACCAAAGCCGGACACGTCAAACCAGAACGTATAAACCTCGTTTCGCCGTCCGCGCTCCTGATCGACAACGCACGTCACCGGGTCAACCTCGCGGATGGGTATGCCGAGTGCCACAAGGATTGCGGCTAGTTTGATGTCGCAGGTCGGAAGGTTGTCCATAGGTCATAAGCTCGCGCCGTTAAGCGATGAGCGGGTATTGCGTTGCGTTGGCCGTGATCTTCTTGAACTCGGTGTTTGTTTTGGCAATCTCGATGTCGTCAACGTAAATGCCGCCAGTCGTCACGCCGTTGGCCGTGTTTGTGTTTGCCACGGTCAGCGCGAGGCCGGGAGCGGCGTTCGTGATTGTGCCAGTGAGCACGCCGGAAATGGCGAACGTTTGCAGCGGATTGTAAAAGGCGACGACGGTGAACTCGCCGACCTCATTCCGCACCTGATTCTTTTCGCGGGCAACTTTTGCGGTGACGGTCTGCACAAGCATCCCGGTTTCTGCGGTGAGTCCGAAAACGGCTCCGGTGGTTCCAATGGTGATGACGGCCATAAATTATATTGGTTTCTGCGGTGGTGGTTGATGGTCTTTTACGTCAAAATTCTCAAATTTGCAAGGTGGATTCTCAGAAATGAGAAGCCGGTCAGGCGTTGTCTCTCGGCATGGCGTGCAACTCGTATTGCATTTCGTAAATGTATGCCTTGAGGTCGGTGTCCACGGTCATTTGCCCGGTGGTCGGCACGAATCCGTAGCAGTGAAACTCCGCGAGCGTGGAAAGCGCCGTTGCGGGCGCGGAATAGGCGAAGTTGTTCAGCGCCGTAATGACTTCCTGCCGCTCTGCCTCGCTCGTTTCCTTAGTGTGGCTCCGAAAAATGCTGGCACAGGTCAGCTTAAAAATTCCGCAACCGGGCGATATTTCCTCCACGTCCTCCATTGCCCGCGCGATGATGTAGGGCATCGGGTCTTTGACTAGCGACGAGTCGCTAATATACACCTTGCCTTCGCAGACGGTGCCGACAACGGCGGCGAGCAATTGCGTCTGCAATGCAAGCTCCGTTTGGCCGATGATGTTGTTAGTCGTGCTCATGCGCCGCGAACGGTTACGATCAACTCCGCGCCGTCCGCGCTGGTGACGCTGCCGGTCACGATCTTTTTTGTCTGAACGGTCTGCCCAGGCTGGCCCGGCTTTGGTTCGGCGAGCGTCAGCGTCTCGCCGTCGTTGATGTCTGGAAGTTCCGATGTCTGGAAATGGATGCGTTGCGGGTTTTCAATTTCCGCACCGCCGTAGGCCTCGACATCCATGTTTTGCTGATCGTCCAGAATCACCGTGTATGTCGTGGATTTACCGGCTCGCACCATCGTGGCGGTGGCGGTCATTTCGTAGCCGAAAAGCCCCGACAAATCGGATGCAAGCTGCGTTCTCATGCTCATGCCGGCGCTCCCTCCAATTCCTCTTTCGCCACCGTTTGACCGGGCGGAAGATCAAGGACGCCATCGGTTTTGGCCTGAGTGAAGCGGCGATTGAACACTTCGGCTCCGATCCTGTTTGACTCGGGACTGTTCTCTTGCGCGTAGGTTTCATCCCACGGAACAGACTGATTGAAAAGCGGATGATCGTGGAAAAATACGATGTCGCGCGCCTCGATTAGCTGGCATCGGCCCTTGTGCGCGTCAATGTATGCGCGGTAAGTGTTTTCGGTGTCAGCAAACACTCCGATGTAGCCTCGGTGCATAAACCCATTCGAGCCGTCCGCATCCTCAGCCTTTTTCTGCTCCATGTAGGCGCGCGTCATCACCGTCGAAACGCACAGCCTATCGGTGCGCTGGCCGTCGTTGACCGCCACGAAAACAGGCGCGTCAATGTCCTCTATTTTTTCGAGCAACATTTCATCCCACCCCGGAGGAGGGATGATGTCGTCCTGCGCCTGAATTATGATCTTTCCGCGCGCGGCACCGGCTGCAATATCGTAATTGGTCGGACAGCCGCATCCCTTTGGCGAAACGGTGTGGCGAAAGCCTTTGATCATCTTGGCGCTTTTCTCGTCGCCTTCGTGTAGTCCAAAAATGTATTCCACCTTGTTCGGATACTTGGCTCGGGACATCCAAAGCTCGCGCATTTGAAGCGCCTGCAATGGCCTTCCAAGCGTCGCGTGAACGATTGAGAAGGTTGGCCCGTCCTCGCCTTGGTAAAGCGCCTCGAAGGCGTCAATGTCGCCGCCGCTGAGTCGCAGGCATTGCGCGTAAAGCTCCGCGCCTTTCCAGTGATACCAAAGGTGATTCAGGCTCCAATATGTGCGCGTTGGCTTCGGTATTCCCATCATCAGACGGCACAGCGTCATTGCCTTGTCGTAATCGCGGTCAATAATCGCGTAACTGACAAGCAGCGCCAGCGCCTCGCGGCGGTCGGGCATCAGCTCGAACGCTTCGCTGGCCCGCTTCTTGGCTAGTGCGCCGGGTTCAAGCTGCGCGAGGTTCAGCAGCGTTTCGTATTTTTCCAGCGTTTCCAGTCCCGGCGCGTGCAATGCTGCGAGGCCGAATTTCTTGGCAAGCACGGTGTCGTTTCCCTCGAAATGCTCCTGGTGAAGGTAGAAGTAGTTTCGTGCGTTATCCTCAATGCGAGTTTCGAGGATCGCCACGTTTCGATCTCGGCTCCCTGACTTGGTCGCATCCGGCGAATGAATAAACTTCGCCTCGTCCAGCATCTTGTAAGACACTTCGCGGTCAAAGCGCAGTTGCTCGTGAATCGGGTATCGCCAGCGCGAAAATCCGGTGTTGCGAATTAGCCTTTCGCGGTGAACCACCTGCTGCGCGTGAATGTCGCCGCGCACTTTGTAGGGACAAACGAAAACTTCGTAAGCGCCTTCCGTCGCCGCGTTGCTCATGGCCTCTGCCGCGCCGTCGTCCAAGGTGTCGTCGCAATCTGCCCAAAGCAAATACTTCGGCCCGCCGTCTTGCGCCATTTCCCATGCCACCTGCCGAGCGGCTCCAAAGTCGTCAACGTGCGGAAAGTCAGCCTTGTTTCGGTAATGCTGCACGCCGTAGGGAATACGCAATTCCTGGCACACGCGGTGAATGATAGCCTCGGTCCCGTCTGATTCCCTATTACCGGCGGCCATGACAAAGCTCATGGTGTCCGCCACATCGTAAAAGCAGCGGATGAACCGCTCGATTACCTTTTCTTCGTTGCCGACGATGACGGCCAGCGCAATAAGCGGCTGGGTGAATGGTTCAGTTGGTTTTTTCATAAGTCATAAAAAGAGCCGCCGCCGTCTTGGAAGTTGGCGGCGGCTCATGTAGTGCGTGCCCCGGATTAGGAGTAGCTGGTCGTGATGGTGATGCCTGCGGTTTCGTCGATCACTTTCTCGGCGGTGTGCTGGCGAACGCGGAGAATGTTCGAGCGGCGGCTGTCGTCCCGGTAAGTCTCGGGAGTAAAAAGGCCGGTCGTGTCGCGGTCCCATTGGATCGTGCGACCGCATCCGCCCGCCTGATATTCGCCGCCCTGAATCTGCCCGACCCAGATGTAAGTGTCGGACCAGATGAAAGCGCCGCTAAAGGTCTGGCCTTTCTGGTTGTTGTTCTTCGGAGCTTTGCCGACGTAAAGGTTGTCAACGCCGAGCGCCTGAGCGACATCGTTTTCAGCGGGCAATGCGCGCTGACCGGCGGTGCGAGGCACAACGCCGTAAATCTGATTTTGCATCAGCGTCGCGCGGCGGGTGCGGTTGAACACGTTCTGCGACATGATTACCGCATTGGCGATGATGCCCTGCTTGAGTAGCGCGGTCTTGGCTGCGTCAACGTCTGCGGCTGGATCAGTCGTTGCAACGGCGGCGGTTGTGTAAGCTGCCACGCCGGAAATGCCGGTTGCGCTCCAAGAAGATGTTGCCATAACAAGAGCTGCAACGCGGGCTTCGTAGCTGATTCGGAGCGAACGCTCGATGAGCATTGCCTCGGCAGCTTCGAGGTTCATAAACCGCTCAACCTCTTCCTCGTAGCTGTCGTCAATGACAGCCTCAAGGCCGTATTCCTGAGTGTCGTAGGTGTCCGTGTCGTATTTGCGGTTGACGCGGTTGTAACCGGCACCCTGTTCGCGCGGAACGGCATCGGCGTTCATCAGCTCGGCGTTGGCGAGCTTCGCCTTCATGTAGATGCCGCGCCGGGCTTTCTCAGCCTTTACCGGAAACACGATGTCACCGATGAAGAGCTTGTTGAAGTCGCTGTTCGCCTGCATGACGAGCGCGAAAATGTCGCTGCGGGGCGTTGCTTGTGCGTTTGTGTAAGGCATGTGGTGTTATTCCTCGGTGGTAGTGGTTTTAGTGAGTGGATTAGGGGAGCTTGAACGCGAACTCCAAGGTGATGCCGTTGCTGGCAACGCCAGCTTGCAACGCCTGGAGCTTGGCGGGGCCAAAGGTGCCGTTGACCGCTGCTGCGTATCCTCCTGTGACAATCGCGTAAGCGGTGCCGGGAGTAACTGCGCTGCCGGTGGCCTGAATTAGGAAAGTGCCGGGAGCGGTCCAGAGTTTGACGGTGCCGTAACCGGCGTCCGCAATGTCCTGCTGAGTGACGCCGATGCCCATATCAGCGTTGCCAGCGGAAGGGGTGATCGTGCCATCGGATTGAACCGTTACGGCTCTGTAAGCGGAGATTGCGCCGCT